TTGTGTAGTCATTCCACTACCTTGAACAAATACCCTAAATTGACTTCTGTAATTGTCGATACTTATACCCTCGCTTACATCAGAAGCTGTACCAAGTGTAAAAATATCCCTATTCGCGTCTGTGCTACTACTGCTAGTAGTTTCGTATAAATACTCAAAATCTATAAGCAAAGTGCCTTCTGTTTGTCCTATCAAGTTTTCAATACCACTAGCTATTTCACAACTATCTGCTGTCCTTGTTTCTGCTTCTGTTGTTGTTGGTATGTAGCTTGTTGCATAACCGCCAGAAGTATTACCGCTAGTTTCTGTTTGCCAACCCCAACTATAACAAAAAGCATCACTACTAGTATCTGAACTATCTACGTTACCAGCACTAACTCTAGGGCTTAACATAGGTACAATAGCCGTATTATCAGATGCGGTTTTTGCTGTTAATTCTATCCTATACCAGCCATTATTATACTTCACTATATTATAACTTCCGTTAGTCATATCACCTGCTGTTGCGTTGTATTCTACGTTTTCAGTAGAAAAAACAAATCTAACATCATATCTATCTGGGTAGTTAGTTTGTAATCTAAAAGCTACCCTGTCGCAATTACCTTTTTTAATAAAAAAACTAGAACTATAATAATAACCATTAGTGCTTTCATAAATGTCATCTCGTAAATAACTTGCGCTAGTAGTATTTCTTTGTACTTTGTCAGCGGTTAATGTACCGTCTGGTGCGGTTGTTTGGTCTGCGGTTACTGTTGAACCTACCTTCAAATAAGCACTGTTACTTAGTTCCTGTGAGTATATTTGTTTATTAGTCCTACTAGGCTCTAATAGTAAATGTGGGTCTTGTGGGTTTGTAGGGTCATAGTTAAGTCTTGCTTGGTCGGCTACTACGGTTTCTATAAGTCCGTCTTTGTTTACTCTTGTAGCTTCTGCATCTACTGTAACCGTAAAGTCTCCATCTCCATTATTAGGCACAACAGAATACAGCTTATCATCTGCTGCCTTATATCCGCTTGGTATTTGTACTAAACTTGCTTTTTGGTATATACTCATTATAATATATTTTGTAAATTCTTAATTATTCCACTAGTGCCTTCTGCTACACCACCGTCTAAAGTAACTCTTGCACTAAAGTCTATTGCGTTTCCTATTGCGTTTGTGTGTATTGTTTGTGCTGCTTCGTTTATATAACCTGCTCCGTTTGTTAGTTGGTTATTGTTTGTTGGTATTGTAGGCTTGTTTAGTATTTCTGCATCTCCACTTGTAGCGTTCCAATCAGCATTTACATTAACCTCTGCACCTTCTGCAATAGTTCCTAGTTTAGTAGATGAAGTGCTATCAAAACTAATCTTTGCGTTGTTAGTAGTAATATCTGATGCTTGTTGCGCTGTTATGCCCACTTTAGCATTGTTAGTAACAATATCAGCAGCCTGCTGTGTCGTTATTCCTACTTTTGCGTTATTAGCCGTAATGTCTGATGCCTGCTGTGTAGTTATACCAACTTTAGCTGTGTTTGCTACAATAGCATCTGCCTGTTCAGTTGTTATACCTGTTTTTGCTGTATTAGCTACTATTGCATCTGCTTGACCTGTTGTAATACCAACCTTTGCATTATTTGCAGTTATATCGCTTGCTTGTTGTGCGCTTATAGTTGTTGGTTTGTTGAGTATCAAGGCATCTCCACTTGTAGCGTTCCAATTAGACTGAACATTAACCTCAGCACCTTCCTCTATGCCTGATAGTTTTAAAGCATCTTCTGAAGGATAAGAGTTCTTATCGGTATTATCTACTATTGCGCTAGCCTGAGCTTCTGTAATACCAGTCTTAGCGGTGTTTGCAGCAACATCGGTATTAGCAGATACTCTATCTTCGGCGTAATACAGATTAGAGCCTTCAGTTAAATCGCTTGTATCTTTATTTGCCAGCCTTGTATCAAAGTCTGAATTGGCTCTACTAGAAGTGTAGTATTGATTAGTAGTACCTTCGTCAATATTATCTGTGTCTAAAACAACAGCTCCAGTAGCTCCATTTACACTTGATACTTTGTCGGAGTTATCTACCTTTTCCCAAGCTGTACCATTTGAAACAATCCAATCTCCTATTTCGTAATCAATAGTTTCGTAGACTCCTGCATTAGAAACAACATAGTAGTTACCTTTTACAGTAGATGCCGATGGTAATGAGGGGATGTCGGTATCAGCGTTCCAAGTTCCCTTGTATTCTAGCTGACCTAAAACACTATCGGGTAAGTTAGCGGTAGGCACTTTTGAATTGCTATCTAATGGAGCATATCCGCTTGCAACACCCTTTTCACTCTTATCCTCTTTGCCTGTCTGTAAATCACTTATAGATGTCGTTCCGTTTGTAACCGTAACACCCTGAATAGTTCCAGTTGCAGTTACGTTACCAGAAGTATCTACTGAGACACCTAGAGAATTACCCTCTCCGTCAGTAATCTCCTTAGCTGATTCTGTAACGTTTCCGTTATCTATAATCTTTAGAAGAGACTGATATGTGTCTTTTATAAAATTACCTGTTAAGCTCGCCATACTCTTTTAGTGTTTTTGTCTGATTGCTATTCAAACTCTTGTTTAAATAACATTTTAATTTCTTTTCGTTATCCTTCTTAGGCTTATACTTACTTACAACATCCATCCGTTAAATAAAGCGTTTTTGTCTGGATATATTTCCTCATTGTTATTACTGTAATATTCTGGGAATTTACTATGAGCATTAAAGCTCATATAGTCTATAAACCTCTGTGTGTAATACTCGGCATAATCTCTCTCCTTTGAAATTAAAGAGTCAACTTCCTCTTTGCTTACGTTTGAACTGTTCTCTGCGCCCTTCTTGTAAACACCACCATTGGCAATAGTATATGCTGCAAACGGTAAGTATTCAGTCATAGCAAAGTGTATAAGCATTGGCTGTATGTAGTCGTTAACAAGAGTTAGGTAATCTCCAGAAAGAGTATCAGCAATAATGTCTGCGCTGATTTTATTATACAAGTCTGTGCCTAAATAATTCTGTATATGAATGTCTTGAGCAATCTTAATAAATTGAATGAATTTATCTGTGTCAATCGAACCGCTTAAAGCAGTATTGTTAACTAGGTCGCTTCTTTTAATAAATATTGCTGATGGCATTTTATTCTACATTTTCAATTTGTTCTTCCACTTTTTCTTTGACTTCCTCTTGTATATCCTTTTTAACGCCTGTTTCTTTCTCTACCTCTGCCTCACTAATAGCATTAGTCAAGTCGGTAAATTCAAGGGGCTGTAACGTCTTAAAATAGATATCAAGCTCTATTCCGTTGTAGTCAAGTATTTTCTCAAGTTCGTCAAGTATAGTAACCTGCATTGGTCTGATTACGGTGTTATCCATAAGCACAGATGCGGTCTGTAATTCTTCTGCATTGTTACCTAGTCCAGACGTATCTTTAATACCTACAAGCATAGGTGATACAATACGGTGTGATACCATAACCTTACGCATACTTTCATCTGATAAGAATTGATATTGCTGGTGGGCATCTGATAACTGTACTGGCTCAATGGTTGCTGCAAGCTCCTTGCTATCGTTAAACGCTAGTATGAATCTACCTGCATTAGAACTACCGCTAAACTTATTCATTATACTAGTCTCAATAGCATCTCTTTGCTCTGCATCTGGAGTACCATTGTTAAAGTTAATAAGCATACTTGGAGAAAGTCCGTTCTGAATATTGTTTATGTGATAGTTGGCAATCTCCTCTTCTAATTCCGCATACTGCAATCCTCCTTGATAATCTACTGGAGAATAATACTTGTAACCAGCTCTATAAGGTTTTATGTATAGTATTTCGATTGCTGCGTTAGAGAATCCAAATGCAGGTATCTTTGTTAGCTTATCGCCAGACTTAGCCTCTGTCCAGTCAGAGTGATAGTAGTATGCCTCTATTTCGCCTTTAGAGTTGCATTTCTCGGCTCTTAACGTTTCTACTGGTATATGTGCTATCTGGGCAATTTTAGAGCGGTCTTTGGTGTATATAATTTGAAGTGCTGCCTGACCCATCATTTTATAATCGTGCGTTATGCGCTTAATGACGTTCTTGTTAAAAAGCTCCTTCATTTCTTTATAGTCAGCTTCTTTTTCTTTACTATCCGTAGCATCAAGACCTCTTCCATAAATCATTTCAGATATGCCATTGATAGCAGCGTTGTTCGTAGGGCTTCCATTGTATCTATCTATTAGATAGTTAAAGTAATCATTATCGTCTCCGTAAGATACCCAATCCTCGTTATAGTATTCCTTTACCTCTGGTTTAGAGTAAGAGCCTAACTGTACAATATGTATTGTGCTTTCGTCTTTCATAATATAATGTAGCTATCATCGAAGCTATCTTCTTGTGTGTATTTATCTTTATTGGGATTGTACTTAGGAAAGTCTGTTTGGTCTGTACAAAATACAATATCCCTGTAAATTAACCCATCGTCATCAATAAGCTTTAGTGTGTAGTAATCACCTTCCTTTAGGGTGTATTTGTTTGTTATTTGTAGGAATATTTCTCCTTCAGATGAGCCTAAGTCTCCACCTTCCCATTTTATTGCAGCATTTTCAGGATTTTGCTGGTATACTTGCCATTGAAAATCGCCAGTATAATCAAATACCTGTCTTGTTGACTTGTTTACCAACTCCATTCTCAAAAACCCAACGATAGACCTTCTTGATACTATCTTAATGTTTTGATTGTCTGTTGATGTTGTTAATATATGCATATCGAAGTAATAATCAAATTGTTATTTGTTTCAAATATACAAAAAAAGGGGCAATTAAGCCCCCTTTTAGATTTATACTCCTATTAAATTTATGCAGGGAATCCCGGGTCTCTTTGAGTAGACTCAGTAGCTGTTGCATTATCTAAACCATCAAATGGGTCTGCATCAGTAGCCCCTTCAATAAAGTTGGGCATATATATCTCATTAGCGGTTAATGTAAGCGTATATCCGTTTAAATCTCCCATAGCCTGTCCAGTTACCATAGTACCTCCAGTTACGTCAGCACCATTATCTGCACCTACCATAAGAAACTTGTCGTCAAAAGTTTGAACTACAACGTGCGGTCTGCCATACGTCATAAGCTTTAACTCTTTATTATCTTCTTTAGTTAATTTAGGGAACGTAATGCTCAATACTTGCTCAAAGAAAGTAGTTCCATTTTCAATAGAAGATGTAATGTTTGTCTCAAGCGAAGAATTTCCTTTTACATCGTATGTGTGATAATCAAAAGCTGCTGTTGCATCTATGTTTGTTATTTCGTCATTAGAATCGTATGTCCAACTTCCTGCTGCTCCAAAATCAACAAAGTGTACTTTTTTTATACCACCGACAGCATCCTTACAAGGTCTTAATCTTCCGCCAGTTAAATTACAAGCCATATCTTTTTCTTTTTAGTAAAAGGGGCAGAGTTACCACCCCTTTAGATTAAACAATTATTATGCTAACGTTAATAACGCCAAGTCAGAACCGATTCCGTATTGAACACCAGCAGTATATCGCATAATGATTCTTACGTTTTGGCTTCCGTCAATGTCAGCCATATCGATTAACTTCACTTCGTTATGGTCGGCAAGCAATCCTGTACCAAAGTACAAGTTAGAAGCCTCTCCAGCTACGATGTGGTCTGATGGCATCCCTGGAGTTAACTGAACTTTAATTCCTTCGAAAGAAAGCGCATTACCCATATTATACCATTGTGAACCTTTGCTATCAGTACCAGCAGCACCAAGACCTTGCGCTCCGAATCCACCTAGTGAACGGATGTAAGCTTGGTAAGCACCAGTAGGAACGTAGATAGTCAAATCTTCTTTGCCATATACAGCAGAAGGAATAGAATCAACTACATTTCCAAGTAGAGATGCGATATTGCCTGATGTGAAAGAAGTTTCAGAATCATTAGCAGCATCGTTAACATCACCGTCAGCAGCCATAAGAACTGTAAGACCGTCAAACTCACCAGCGTTGGCATTTACACCAGCCCAGATGTTTTGCTCAGTTTTCTCAGCAACTTTAGCCGAAACGTGCCCTAAGATAAAGTCAGAAAATGATGTAGGTAGCTTGTCAAATGCAGAATATCCCATTTTTACAGCTTCCCAATCAGCTCTGAAGTCTTTCTTACATAGCTCAAGGTTTACTTGGAACTCTTCTGGCTGAAGAATACGCTCTGTCAATGTAAGCGCATCAGCAGTTGCAGTAAAGTCGCAAGTACCATCAGCGATAAAGTTAGTTGAAGCAACTTTCTTTACCACCTCTTTATATTTAACATTAGGCTTAACGGTGATTGCACCATCGGCTAATGTCTTACCGCTTAAAAGCGCAGCAGAGATATATTTCCCTGCAAACTCTCCAGCGTAAGTAGAAGTAATAGTGTCAACAGAACCATTACCAGCGTATAGATTTACTTTTTTATTACTCATTGTTATATTAGTTTAGAAAATACTCGGTCAAGTGTATTAGCAGGGCGATTCTGACCGAATTTAATCACCTCTTTGTTTTCAGTTTTCTCAGAAGGAGTATGTGCGATTGGCTCGGCTGCTGGTTCAGCAGATAGCTTTTCAACTTGAGACGAAAGCTCAGCCTTTTCTTGCTCAACTTTATCATACTCAACCATCATATCCTCTTTAATAGACTTAATCATATCTTCAAGTTCTGCGATTTTAGAATCGAAGTCCTGTTTAGATACGTAATCTTCCTCTAGCTCTTCTGCCTCATCTTCTTCGGCTTCTGGAGCTTCTTCTTCTTCGGATTCCTCAGCCAACTCAACCTCTTCAGTTGATTCAGCATCAAGAGCAGCATCTACTTCTTCAGTAGCAGCTTCCTCAACAGAATCTTCAGACAATGCAACTTCCTCTACTTTTGGAGTTTCAGTAACTTCTTCGGCTGCAACTTCAATGTTTTCAACCTCTTTAGTTTCTGGCTCGTTAATAGCAGAGAGCTTTTGCATAATATCATTTAGAATGTTTGTAGCTTTACTCTCCATATTATGTTAATTAACAGTTATAGTTATAGGTAAATAACAAGTATTAAACAACCTGTTAGATTTTCAGGCACTTATTTTTCCTATCCCCTGACTTCTAAGAGTGCCATCACAGCATCTCCTAGCATAAGTCTTTCCGTTCTTGCATAAACAACCTCTCTTTGAGTTTGTCGGCACTTGTTGTCCTACCGTTTCTTTACTTTTCATTTCTTACTTGATTTAGGGTGTTTCTTTGGCAATAAGTCGTAGTCAGTAGTATATTTAGCGTTTTGCGGTCTACCGTTCTTTAAAAGGTATATATAGGCGTTTACTCTAGCTTGCGCCCATTGTTCTGCTGACTTTACATTAGGACTGTGAGATGTCTGGAAAGCACCAACTCCTCGCTGATACACAGACTTCAGTTGTCCAACAGTAGTTCCATATCCCTTTTTAGATTTATACTTCTCGTTAAAGTCATTAGCTTTCTTCTGTAACGACTTTAGCACTCTGTCGGGTACAGTAACTCCCCTTGACTTCCCAGCAGCACCCTTTGGATTGCGATTGCTTCCTCGTTTTGGATTAGGATTTGGAGTATCGGAATTTGGAGCTTTCTTGCTTCGTTTAATTCTTCCCTTGTCATCATATTCAGCTAATTTATGTTCTTTGCAAGGCATATACCAATCCTTACCCTCAACATTATGTATGTGAAAACCCTCGCACCCAATATCTTCTGCGATTCTTAACGCTTCTTCTTTTGTATCGTATGCAAGCCTACCGTCTATTTCTTTAGAGGATAAATCAAGTTTAGATTCGTTTGCGTTAATTTCATCTAGCTTACCTTCTGCCCAGCGAATACCCTCTTCGCCTCCCCAAGCATCCCAAAGCAATCCTCCACAACCTTTGTTGTATGGCTCGCCCTTTTTCTTCTCAAATCTATTGTAAGATGCCATTTCTGATATAAGACATCTTGATAGTGGTTTGCCAGCAGAAATTAGTTGGGCAAATTGCCAAGCCTGTGGTGTTCCGCATCTCGGTTTATTGCTGTCATAGTATGCTAGAGCCCTTTTAGCGTTCTTTTTAGCTGCATCTGGGTAGTCAGAGTATGTTTTGTCGTATAAACCTAATTCAAGCTCTTCAGACAGCTCTGTGCAGTCGCAGGATAGGTTTAACTCACCTAACTCCCTTAACTTACCTCTACTCCAAGCTAAACCAGCCTTACCGCCCCATAATAGGTATGAAATTGTGCCACAAGCCTTAGAATCGCCTGCATCATAGTATGTTTCAGCTCTTGATAGGTAGGAATACATCCTCTTAATCGTTGACACACTTAGTTTTTCACCTCTACTGAGCTGCTGGGCTCTTATTTTCCCCACAGAGGTGGCGCAACGGTTATTTACCTTTTTGTTTAGCTCAATACCTCTCTTGGCATTATTTCTAACGCCACTTCCGTAGTCTCCGTATGTCTTTAGGTTTAGTTTTCCAGCTTCAATGCTATCGGCAATCTCCAAAAGTATTTCAGCAGCATCATTCTCTTTCTGAATCATTGACATAGCAACCTTATCAGTAAAGTAACCCTCTATTGAGAACCCTTTTACCCTGCCTGTCTTAACGTAGTCCTTCCAAACTTCTTCATTGTTTACTTTCATTGACACCATCCAAGTACCAACAGGCATCTTTAGTCCGTACTTACGAGATTTGTCGTACTGCTCATCTTCTATTATCCAAGACTCCACAACCGACATTCCTGATAGCTGTGCCTGATGCTCAAGAGTTGACCTGTTTTGGTTCCCCTTCATTAGGAACAGTTCAGATGCTCTTCTTACCGTATCTTCAGAGAAGTATATATAATACTCATCCTCTTTGTCTCTCCTGTATATTTTCTTATTAGGTATAAGTGCAGCACCCATAAGAATACGCTTATCCTTATCAACGTCAGCAAGCTCAACTTTTATTTCTTCTTTTAGAGCTACAAAGTTTTCTTCTATTGCAGGTTGTTCTACAATTGATATGGCATCAATGCCAGAGAACTCCCCCTCTTCGTCTATAAATAATTCTATTACCTTCATACTATTGAATTAACCGAATGATGCGGTATTTGTTATATTTCTATCTAATTCTTGTTGTGTTGAAATGTCTTTTCCTACTACAAATGCTTTTACTGGTTTTGCTTGTTGCTCAGCAACGGTCTCTGCTAATTGCGATGTTTGAGATGCGCCAACTACATTAAAGTCTGGTGCTTGTATTACATTTCCACCACCAAGTCCACCAGAAGCAGGTTCTTTTCCGGGGATTTTAACAGCCATTATGTCTTTCACTTGCTTTAAACCCATTGCAAGTGTAGCTGCTGCTTGCGCTATATTCCAAGGTCCATAAGGTTTAGCACCAAGTGCAGAAGTAAACGCCTCTTTAGTGTTCATTATAGCCATTGCAATAGAAGCAGCTTTACCAACAGTAGAACCTTCTCCAGCAACAGCTACAATAGCGTTTCCAACCTGATTTGCTATTCCTATTTTTGCATCTTTTTCCGCTTCCGCTAACGCTATTTTCGCTTCCGAGTTTGATGCTTCTGCATTTAATATTTGCTGGTCTATTTCAAGTGTACTCTGACCTTCTGCAATTCTAGCATCTCTTATACTATTAAGATTAGCCATTTCACTACTAAACCTGTTTGCTTCAATTTCTTTAGCAACCCCTACTCTGTCTATCTCAGAGTCTGTGTATGATGACAAAAAGGATTCTTGAGCTGCAAGCCTATCTTCATTTCCTTTCTGAAGTGCCTTACCAAATCCAGCTAAATCCTGTAACTCTTCTTCTTCAAGAAACCTGTTAATAATGTTGTCATAAGAGTCTCCTATCCTTATAGCTGCATTTGAAAACGACTCCGCACTTTGTTGCATAGCTTGTGCGGTTTTGGCAATAGCGTCTTGTTTTGCTCTCTCAAACTCTATTGTTATTGTTTTCTTTTCAGCCTCACTTTTTGCCTGTTCTAATTTAGAATCCTTTTGTAATTGCAGGTCTTTTATATAGTCATCCCTTCTCTGCTTCTCTTTCTCAACAAACTTTTGTTGTTGTATATCTAATTCATCTAAAGCAAGCTGTTTTTGTAGTTCTAATTTTTCAAATGCAGTTAACTGCTCATCTTTTAGGTCTTTTTTTCTAGCTTTCTCAATGAATTTGTCATAATCAGTTCTAGCTGACCTCAAGTTCCTAAACCTTACTTTAGCTTTACCGCCACCGCCACCTCCAGGACCTGCGTCATCCTGAATATCGGTAAACTTAATGAGCTTGTTTATATATTCTCTTTGCTCTTTTATTTTCTCTGCATTGAAGTTCTTATCTTGTTCAAGGGCTTTTTTGAATTGCTCGTATTTTTTCTTGGCTTTTTTAGCTACCGCAGAATCTTCTCCATATTCCTCAACCTCCCTTAAATGCGCTCTTTCTAACGTTTGAACCCTAAGTGTATCTGTTTTAAACTTCTCTGCATTATCAAACTGATACATTTCTTCCTCAATCTTGAGGTCTATAATTTTACCAGCAGCCTCGTCAATCTTAATTTGGGCTTGCCTAGCAATAGCTTGCTTTATTATTGATTCCCTATAAGCATCAGTCATCTTTACAGCCTCTTCAGTACCTTTAGATAAATCTCCTAAAGTTAAGCCTGCATCATTTAATTGTTTTACATAATTAGGAAATTCTTTATTCAAAGCCTTTACAGCATCGTTCTGTTCCTCTTGAGACTTTGTAGAGTCTTGGAGAGTCTTTGTGTATGTTTCAAAAGAACCTGCGCTATCTGTTACAGTTTTAGAAGCTCCCTTAAACGCATCTTGAAGCTCTGTTGTAAAGCCTAAAAGCCTCTTAAAGAAAGCGAATATTTGAGGTCCGAAAGATATTAGCAACTGGATTGCAATTAAGAATCCCCCAGAGCCTATCAATGATTTTCCTAATTCTTTAAATGATTGTGTTACGCCATCATTTGTTTTCACAAACGAACTAAACAATGTTACAACCTGCGACAAGTTGTTTGCTATCGCCGTAAAACCATAACTAGCATCAGAAGCTAAACGACCTGTTTCAAGTAAGATCGCGTTGTTAAGACCAGACTGTGTCCTACCCTGCTTAATTCCTTTAGCCATATCAACAGCAGACTTCGCTGCCAGATTGTTAGCTAACTTCTGGTCGTTTGTTGCTGCGGTTAATTTAGCATACTCTCTTCCAGCTTCGCTTAACTCAAAATTAAGAGCTTCTTGTGCCTTCTGAACTTTAGTTAACGACTGAGCAACTCCATCAGCACTTTTTTTAGCCTGCTTATCGTTAATATTTATCGATATGAGTATCTTTTGTTCAGCCATTCTTGTATGCTTTAGATTGTTTCACTCTTTCTACTTGCTTCTTTACATCATCCCAATTAGCGCACCCCTTATACATTCCTTTGGCAATATCTATATTGTGAGATATGCCATACCAGTCGGATACTTGCAATAAATCTATAATCTGCTTTATCATAATACGTTTAATAATTCTAATTTAGATTCGCCTGTTTTAAGGTTGGTGTTTATTGAGTTTATAGTAAACACTTTATCTCCAATCTGAAACCTATCATTTAACTCATAGTTAAGTAATATACTAGATGGCAAATGTGCTGTTAGTTTGAATATTCTTTTCTTGGGGTTGAAGGCATCTTCTATATAGGTCTTATACCATTTCTTAAATAACGAGTTTGTCTCTCCATTATAATCAATAAGGTTCCACTCGTCTATTTCATTGTCAAAATTTAGCGTATAAGCTGGGGCAACAGACGAAGTTCCATTCTCGTTTGTGTTAGATGGTTTCCAGTAGTTAAAGAGTTCATCGTGGGGTGCGTTCCAGTTTATGCCATTACCAGAGGTAAGACCAGTAATTCTAATTCCATAAAATAATGATGGCTTCATAAGAATTGGCTCGTAGTTTGCGGTTGGCTGAGGTTCTGCCTCCGCATCTGGTTTAAAGTTATCGTTTGCGCTATATCCCCATTGAATTGAGGTTATATCGCCATTATCTTCGTCTATTAACCTTTCAAACTTAAAGTGTTCAAATGGCAATTTAACTTTATATGGCTTTCCCCTATCAACATCAGCAGGTCTAAACTCTTCGTCTCCGAAATCGTCATTAAAAGCCTCCTTGTGTTGTTTCATTAAAAGTGTCTTACCTTCCTCATAGCTAAAGTCTATCTCGCTAAATGGTATTGTTGACTCTATTTCTGTTTCTGATGAGTCAACATATTCTGTTATATCAAAAAGCTTTGGGTTATCATTATAATAGTCATCTAATGATTTAACTATAATTTTACCAAAATTAGTGCTAGACTTGTCATCCTCATAGTAAATTGTAAGGTTAAACATTTTCAATATACCTGTAAAGAAATCTGCAACTTTCATTTTTGGGAATTGAGCTGTGGGTATTATTTGACTAAGTGATGAAATAACGCCTCCACAATTCAAATCTTCTGTATCTTCAATTACTTCACTACCATCTATTTCGGTATAAAGCACTTCTAATGTTGGTGTAAAACTAAACGACTCTGATGTTTTTAATATGTATTTTACTGGGTATATATCTATATCTAAACTGGCGTTTATCGAGAAACCGTTAGTTCCAGTTAAATTATCATTAGTTGAAACTAATATATCATTTACATACGTTTCTAAACTGTAAGATATACTTTCAAATCCTGAATCTGGAGTTATATTTATTGTATATCTAAGAAAGTCAAAATTAGTGTCTCCAATGTAGTTAATTTCAGTTCCATCAGAAGATATAGAAACTAATGTATCTCCAGAAACGTGCTGCCAAGCTCCAATTACTTTACTGTTGTCAGCACCGCTAGTACCACCTATTTGACCCTTTTCTCTGGACATCCAAAGATATAGGTTTGACATTGGAGTTGTGTCAAAAAACCCACTAAACTCAACATCGTATCTATCCTCAATAGCCTCCAATATTCGAGTAACCTTTATTGCTGGCTTTAAGTCGGTATATTCAAGAGCAACGTCTGGGCTATGTGATTGTTGGTCGAAATAAGATAAGTCTCCCACTATTGTATTAGCGGAGTGATTATCGTCTGAATTAAAGTAAAGTCTTTTAGTGTGGGATATTAAAGGATATATAATATCTGTTACACTTGCACTTGGTGCGCCAGAAACTAATACACCAGTAGTAAGACCAGTTTTAACATCATTACTTCCGTATGGATGTGTCCATTGGTCTAAATAGCTTAATTGTGATAATTCGTCATCACCAAACAGGTCTTTTAGTGTAACGGTATTTCCGAAGAAGGTAACGTTATAAGCAAATGCCTTGTTATTCTTCATCTTAACGCTATTTAAAAATACCTTTCCATCCCTAAATGGTATATAGTTTATTTCTAAAACAGCATCTACTTTTTTTCTAGCATCAAAAGCTCCTTTTGATATAAAGTAATTGTAAAAGTGCTTAAATATTTTATTGTTCTTTTTAGATGCTGGAATCGTAAATGATTGCGAGAAGTCGGTAAATACTTTAGATATATCCCTTATGTCTTGTATTTTAGACGTAACAGATATAGTTTCATCTTCAAACAAGTCTACCGCCTGATAAACATTATCGGCATCTTTTATGTAAAGTACAACTTTATTCATTATCGAATAGTGTTTATTTTATCTGCTGCAACATCAAACTGCATAGTGTATTGTACCAACCTATCATTAACCCTTGTCTTTAATTGCAAAGAATTACTCTTTAGTTTTAGTGGCACAATTTTCTCTTCGTCTGTAAGTCTCGTCATCCATATTTGCTCGGAAAGCATAAGCTGTTTTATATGCTCGTTACAAGACTCATCAATGTAATCTGTATTTAACGTTACGCTTTCTTTGCCAACTAAATTTAAGGTTCTCTGCTGGTGAGCTGTTTGGTCGTAAGATAAGCTTGTAAAGTCAAACACAGAAGCCTTGTAGTCTTGACTTGTTATATTTATTGACTCATTACTTCTTCTTGTAAAATACAGGTCTTGTAGTGCGCCATACTTGTTTACAAAGGTAACTCTTATTGGCTCATACTTTGAGCAGTCGAATGTTTTTACTTTTAGTATTTTGGTTTCGTAATTATATACGGTATCGCCATCTTCGTTTACTTCACTACCAGTGGTATAGTTTACATAAACTTCATCAACCGCACCTATATCAAATGATTCTTCAAATGCCTCGAGTAATGTGTTGTCCTCAAAAACACCGCCAGCCTCTAATACCCTTTCTTTGTAGCTGTCTGCTTCTGAATTGCTATCAGATGCTATGTATTGAATTGTTTCAGATGTTGTTGGGTTTGCTGGGTCTGCGTAATCAATTAGTTTTGAGTAAACAGTTTCTCCGTTTAGCAAAAAGGAAACGCTATTTGTTGTTTCTGTGCTAACTGGAATGTTTACGCTTCTGTCATTAACCCTGTATATAGTTCCTTCAGACATCATCAGTCCTTCGTCAAAGTCTGGGTTTGCCCCTTCCTCAAAGTAACCGTAACCTTCTGTGGCTATAAATTGACCTGAAACACTTGGGCTTATTGTTGGAGATGTTATTGTTCCCCCAGTTTCGTTTGTTGCTGTTATTACTGGATTTACCCAAACGGTATAGCTGTCGTACTCTCCATCATACTTCGTTTCAATGTAATCTCTTACAAGTTCGCTTATTTCAAAGACAATAATATTGTTACCCTCAAGCTCCGATTTCTCTATTGTGTATTTTAGGTCAGCAGCATCAGGACTTGTATCATATACGCCTTCATAAATATATAACTCTAATTTAGCTGTGTCTAGCGTAGAATCTGACACCTTTATGAAAAACGGACTTCTTGTGTTTATTAGTTTTGCCATTTATTTTGTCTTTAAAACGTATGTGTCTCCCTGTTTTGTATAGCCGACACTTTTTAGTATTTCTTCTAATTTATCTTTAACATCCTTTTTGAGTGGTGCGTTCATTCCATCTAGTATCTCTTCAAAGCCTCTTTCTACAACTTCTTTTATATAGTTCGTTGGTGCGATACCTCTTAGCGATATAGCCTCCCCTATTTTGTAGGCAACGCTTTTTAAGTTAGATGGTGTTCTGTCTAGCTCTCTGCCTGTGCTGAAGTCCCTAAGTGTAACTGGCTTTGTTTGCAACCAGTTTATTATAGCTTCTGGTGGAGGTGAGAATGGTGATGTTCCTTCGTCAACAGCCTGCAAGTAGGAGTTGCCATATAGGTTTATGTCAAGACCGTTATTTTCTACCCTTACATTCAAAGACTCGCCACCTGCACCACTAGAGCGAACCTGAGAACTTCCCCCGAATCCCCTTGTTCTTGTGGTTTCATAGGACTCAAGGAAATACTGAACAAGTTTGCTTTCGGCAAATTGCTTTATATAGTCCTCTGTATTTTTGAATCTAATCTCCATTACCTACAACCGTCTCCTGTTGAATTTATAATTTGCATATTTGAATTGGGTATCTCAATAGACAAGTCTAATGCCCAACCAGATAATAAGTTCTCAAATCTATCTTCAAATAATGTGGCAGTTGCATCAGAGGTTAATACGTAATCTTCATCGTTTAGCCCACCTCTTCTTAGTGAGCTTTGCAATCCGTTTATTACCGTAAGCTGTGTGTTTAGTACGTCTGCCCTGTTGTCCAATCCTTTGTATGGAACTGAGGCTGGGTCTAGCTTATCATCCTTAGAGGCATCTACTATATCCATACATATTACTTGAATAGAGAAATTCATTGTATGCTCTGAGAACGTGACGTTTTGTATGTTAACGTGCGACAATGGAAACAGCGTTTGCTTGGCTAAGTCTACGTCAAAGATATTGCCAAAGGTTACTGTGTTTACACTTGGACTACCGTTTAGGTATCTGTAAATCTTGTCCATTAAATTATAAAACTCTTTCATCGCTTATATGCTTTTTTTATCATCGCTGCTTCTATTTCGTTTTTCTCTTTCTCAAAGGTTAGGAAGTTGAGGCACTTGAATACTGGAAGCTCGGTAACTTTATCAAACTTGAGAACGTCTCCTCCAGCGAGTCCGTATATTGATTGGTACCAACCCCATTTTGAGCCAAAGTTTGCTTGAGCTGATAAGTCTGTTCCTCCGTCAGATTGTTCTGTATATAGCTCGGGATAGCTCTCAACAACTCCTTCCCTAAATCGTAAAAAAAAACCATAGCACTCATAACAACATCTAGTGGCATCTCTTTCATTAAATTAGAGACCTCTTCGCTGGGTTCGTATGGTGCTACGGTGTACTTGTCTTTGTTCTTGAAATTGACTGGTCTGTAAAGCCCTGCCATAGCTTTGTGCATTCTTTGCCAGTCTGATATATTATCCTCAACATCTATATATGCCCCAAGAGATATATTCTCTAGCTTTGGTTCAAATCCCATATCGACACCAAGCAAATCAAACCTAGTTATTAAGTTCGGCTTCTCTTCAAATGCCTTGTTGATTATAGTTAATACCTTATCGGCATCTTTAGCAGGAATGCTTAAAACATCCTTTAGTGAGATGTTACAAAATATCTCAATGGTCTTTAGCGTTAAGAACTCTCCTGCATTATCATCTCCCTCGTTCTCCTCGACTACTTTCATATATCGCTGATATTGCCCAAGCGTAATGTCTGATAAGGCGGTTGGAACTGATAATTCTAATTCTATGGTTTTCATATCTAAATAATAATTGCTTTGTTAAGTGTACTTTTTGATTACGCACCTGCCTGTGTGGCACATATATATAATATATATCTTAAAGTATATTAAGATGCATAATATCTTAAAATGTATTTTAAGAAGGTTATGTATCAGGATGTATTTTAATATGAAGCACTTTATATAAAATATATAATATGTTTCGTATAATAACATAAGTAACCAGTTATGATTCATAACCTACTTCTTTAATGTGCCTATCGTAATATGTTAGGTAAACATCCCATAGTTTCTCAGTCAGTTCTTCTTTTTTGTACGTTTGAGGCGATTTAATGCGTTTTAAGCCATTATCTACTATAATGTGGTACTCATCACCATTTACTTCGGGATATGCTCTTAGAAAGCTTCTAAATGCCCAAGAGATAGCTTTACGAGCTTTGTCTGTGTCTTGTAAATACATCGGAATGGGTTTTATCTTACGTTTAGGCATACTATTAAATTCATAGCTAATATACGAAAAGGGTATTAGATTCACAAGTAAGGGTGTTAAATTCATACCTATTGAATTGAATGGCAGTTGGAAATGATGATGTGAGTAGAGAGTGGAGATATAATACACTACGAGTGGACCCCCGTCAGAGTCCAATCTATAAAGATACAAATAATTTTCTAACTACACAAATAATATGCGTTAATTTATTGTTAATTCTTTTAGTATGGGTACAAAAAAAGGGGTGCATAATGCAACCCCCTTTAAACAAAACAAACTAAAAAAACTATACTTTTACTCCTATTTTTATTTTATCCACTTAATCAAACCGTTCTGTTTCAACCACTTAACAAAATCTTTGTCCTTTAGGTAGTTTATTTCTTTGCTTTGTTTTGTCTTGCTTTCTTTAATTATTCTCAAATTATTTTCAAATATATTCCTATTCATTTTAATTGATTTATCGTTTATACCATTCTTTTGTCGCTCGTTTACTTATGTAAAAATTTCCACCAGACAGACGATATTCTTTTAATAGATATATCGCTTCTTTTCTTGTTTCGGCTTCGTCTATCGTTTCAATGCCATAACCAATGCCAGGCGTATAGTTGTTATCAGTGTAGTTTATATAATACATTTGTTTTTATATTAAGTTAGATATATGTTGTATCTCTTCTTTGCTTATATTGTGGCAACCAATGCGAAGAAGTTTATCGAATGATATTGTAGTATAGTTTCCTATTCTTTGCCCTCTCATTATTGCACCACTTTTAAGGAGCTTTAAGTAGCGTTTAGCCTCTTCAATATCTATTTTAACCCCTTGCGAAGTTTCAACGAATTGAGCACATTTAGATAGCCTCAAATAATCTTTGCCACCTATACTAAAATAGTCCTTTTTATATTCCCTAAATTTTGTTAGGCTTTCAGTCAATTGCTTTTTTTGCTTTTCTCGTTTCTTCTTTTCTTCTTCTTTTGCCCAATTGCGTAGATCTTCTATGCTTGTTTCTTCTTGCAACGAATCAACAAATAATAGGAGCTCCTTATATTCTTTGTATTTTCTTAATTCGTTTCTTTTGCGCTCGTTTATATATTCATTGAAGGAATTCCACAAACCATAAATTTGACTAATATACATTTGAGGTTTTCTAGCTTTAGATAGTTTATACTTTAGGTACATTATCTGTTTATGTACTAAATATATATTTGTTTTTGTTTTGTAGTATCGTTTATATTGAGATGTCGCACCAACCAACAAACCTATATGTTTTGCGGTGCTATTTGAATATCCTTTATCGTTTATCAATATAGTTTTATCATCTAAAAAGCGTCCTAATTCATAGTGATACCCATACGAATATATACTGTCCCCCTCAAAAAATATGTTGTTATTTGAGGTGCGTCCTGTTTGTTGTGTCTGTTGCGCAAATGTGTGTACACATTCGCTATTGGTGAATACTGTCTTCATCTTTGTTTTGTTTTATTGTGTTAATATAATACGAAGGGCTAAATATAACGGCACAATATATAAAAGTAGGTGTACCGCTTTTTTTGTTAGTTTGTCAATTGTTTTCATATTACTAAAAATTAAAAGAAACCTTATCAATGTTTAGTAAAATATACCCTACTCCCAAAACTGTTGCAATGCTGTAAATTGTTGCAATGATTAGCGCAAAAGTTTCAATCGTTTTCTGTGTTCTGTTGTTTGTGTTGTTTGTTTTCATCTTTGTTTTATTTATTGTTTGTTATTTAATTACTATCTCTAATCCTGTATTAAAGCTATTTAGGTACTCAATACCTTCTTCTAAAGCAAGCCCATACTTAACAGTAGGTTTGCCGTTAAAAGTACAATCTATTAAAGGTAGGCTACCAACCTGAAAATGTGTAGTTTCCAATCGAGCATCGTAATCATTTGTTAATTTGTTAAATTTCAAAATTGCTTTCATAATGTTTGTTTTTGTTAGTGCTAATATACAACAATTCTACAAACTACAAAAGATATTGACATTTTATTTACTATTTGTATAGATTCTAAATAAGCAATACAATACATATATACTATACGAACGAGGCGCGCGAATACTACAATAATTTCGGCACATATCCAAATATAGACCTGTTATTTGTATTCAGTCTAAATAAGGCATAAGGGCATACCGAGTACAATGCCCTATGCAATTACTACCTATGCAATTACACATATATTGAATTGCTTATATATTGAATTGCTTATATATTGAATTTACTTTGAGTATGCAATTAAAAACATTCCAAGCAAAACAAAACTTACTCCAATTTCAAACATTCCGTTAATTTAAAGTTAAACCAATTATTACTAAAAATAATATTCCTGTTATTAAACTAATCATCTTCTCTAATATTTAAGTTCTTATATATCCATTCACTTTCAAAGCAAAGTATGTCATTTAATTGAGTTTCTTCAATTCCTTCTGGGTATAATTCCTCAATAAGAAATTCGAAGTCATCCTCCTTGTTATTGTCAATTATAACTTGTTTAGTGTCTACCTGCACCAGACCAAGCGTCAAAATCCTCTAGTGTTAATCTATTATTGTATATTTTCATCTGTATTTATTTATGTGTTAATTTATATGCAATGATTATCCTTGTATGCAATGATTATCCTTGCGTTAATGATTATCCTTGTATCTCCTTATCTATGCTATTTTTGTACATCTGTTGCATTTCTGCATTACCTTGTTTAATAAGGTGTATCCAACTACCTAAATCCTTGTAGAGGTTATCTATATTGAACACAAGCATTTTTGTATCGTTAATATCTCCATATTCGACATATAACTCTCCGTCTGACTGATGAAGGGATATAGATTCATATATATATGTGGTATCTTTACAAATACGCTCGTTCTCTATTGTCTTGTCAATTTCAGCAATCAAATACTTTGCCAAGTGCATCATCTTTTATTTGCTCAATATAATCTTTGCAGTTCTCTAATGTTGTTAATACTTCGTTATTCATTATTTGTCGTTTTATCTGTTAATCCTATTATGTCATATTCTAATTCGTAAACATCTTCGTTTACCTCCATTACTTCAATTAAGTAATTACACACCATTCCGAGTAAGATAGCCTTATCATCATCATCATCTTTACTGCGTTCTATTAAGTCATCAACGCCATTATAGAATGAGTGAAATCCAGACCTACTTTGTAATTGTGGGTTTGCCCATTCCTTAAATTCATCATTTATATATGTCATCAGGTGCTCAACAACATCAGGCAATACCTTAACCATAATGTTATCGGTGCGATAATTGTAATATCTAGGGCTGTCTAGTCCAACAAAAAACAATTCTATTCCTGTCATATCCGTAAACCTATGCACCCAAGCTACACTATATTGAACGAATGTCTTACCCCAATGTACATTATCAATGTCAATGCTTAATGTGTCGCATCTATCTTGAATGTAGTCATCGTGGAATCCGTAAAATCCCCCAAACTCAATTTGTATTTCCATTTGTATTTATTTTCTTAATTGTTTACTTAATTTATCCACTTTACATTCCAACGCATCAATATACTGCATAAACGCTTTAATGTAGTATTGGTCATCTTCTTTTATCTCCTCTAATCTAAAATCAAGAAAATAGTTAAATCCGTCATCAACTCTGTCTAATAATTTACTTTCCATTTGTATTTATTTTTATGTTCAATGCAAACATACGAAGCCTAATGTTACCCAATGTTAAGCCAATGTTAAGTAATTGTAAAATATTTACTATCTTTGTATAATGATATTTAAAGGCAAATATATGTATAAATGGAATAAGCAAGGGGATATTGAAGTAATCCCACAAGAACAGGGTATTGAATTGCCACAGGGGGGTATTGAATTGTCAGAGGAAGAAACCCCTATTAAATTCACAAGGAAGGAGACACCAATCTTTACAGGTGTATTAAATTATTTTCCCGATGCAATAAGAGAAATCGCAAAGTGTTCTTATGTTGGACAACAACAACACAATCCAGATAAACCGTTAGCTTGGGATAGAAGCAAGTCAGGAGACGAATTAGATGCTCTTACTCGGCACTTACTTGAAGCAGGTACTGTTGATACCGATGGCATCAGACACTCCGCTAAAGTAGCTTGGAGGGCGTTAGCTAACTTACAAAAAGAGATAGAGAATGACGATGAAGCAATTTAATCAATACCTACGCTCCTGTTTAGACAATGGCTGTAATGAAGTTGTAGTTAAGTTTGATAGGCAAGGTATAATATCAGTTGAACCCATAATAGAACAAGAATGAAAAGAATAATATGGACAATTATATGTGTAGCAACAGTAATTATATGGTATGGAATATACCTTATTTTTAACGCAATACGTACATTCCTTTAGGCACAGTACGCTCAAGGGCGTATTGAATTGCATATCTCGAGGCATCGATGCTGTGATTCCAAGAATCTCTTGGTATACTACCCTTTAACTTCCAAGCATAATTGTTAAACTCTCGTATTAAATTCACAGAGTCCTTATCAACTATTATGTTGTAGTCTTGCATAAGTGCAATCCCAGATAATATACTACCCTTCTTTTTAATAGTAGGCGTAATGTTCCTAAGACCTTTAGTCTTTAGCTCCGATATAAGTCGAGGTTCACTATTGTCGCATACTATTAGGTTGTTGCCAGCATATCTCCTGCAAAGCTCAAATATATTAGATGTAGACAAGCCAGCCTTGTAGAAGTGTTCTTTTATCCAGATAGTCTTTCTAACTTTATCTACGGCAATTTCGCACAAACTTGAGGGATCTACCGAAAATCCGAAATCAAGTCCAAATATCGTATCATACTCATTATTAAAGTCTCCAACCTCCCAATGAGTAAATACAACTCCTTCTGCTTTCTCAAGCCAACCTCCTAATATCTGGTGCTTATACTTCTCTGGTCTACGCTTTTGCATAACCTCAACTTGCTCTACAAATGACGGAGACAAGTGTTGCTTGTTGTCAAGGTAAGTTGTGTGTATATAGCTGACGTTCTCTTTAACGCCATTGTAACCGTCTGTAATGCCTCTATTCTCAAAGAACCTCTCGTATATCCAATGCTGTTTAGTTGTGGGGTTTAAGATAAGGATACAGCGATTCTGCTTTCCTGTGGCTCGAACAGAGTAATCTATCTTTTCAAACGATTCCTCGTCTGTAAGTTCCTCTGCTTCATCCAAGACAAATGTCGTAACGCCTTGAATAGACTTGAGTTTGGCTGTCTGGTCTCCACTCGCAGTCTTGATACCACTAAACAGAATGCTGCTCCCTGTTAGGTTATTTATAATCTCGTTCTTTGTAACGGTAAAGTTTTCTGCAATACCCATCAGTTCAAGCTTCTCCAAGAACTCTGGTATAATAGACATAGATGCCGAAGTCATTGTATATCGAGTAAACAGTATACGGTGTCCAGTTTCGTAAGTAAGCAATACTAAGAATGTGTTTACACCAAAAGACTTACCACTTCCCCTACCACCTGTAATTACAAAGTACCTACTCGGGTCTCTGAACAGAGGATTGTACTTAGGGTTAAGATTTACTTTCCTCATCCTTTATCTCTGTTGCTTCAATATCAATAGTCTCTTCTGGTTGCAAGAAAGATATCACAGGAATGTTTACCTCTTGCTTTACGTTAATGTCCTTCTGCTCTTTCGGTTTACCATACTTGTATTCCCACAGTAAGCGTAAGTGCGCAAAGGAATCCTTGCTCATCTCAGCAAGTGCCTCCCAAGCTTTCTTCTCGCTTCCAAAGGCTCTCTTCATTGAACCTAGCGCAAAGTTCTTTATGTCTGCTTCTTTGGCTTTTGGCTTTCTCCCCTGCCCTCTGGACACTCCCTTTATCGCACCGTTGTTTCTACGCCCATCTGAATACGGAATATGTGGTTTGGTCTCCTTTGGCTCTGGCTTTGGCTTAATCGGTATTCCTAATTCAGCTTTCTTCTCGTCTGATATTAGACTTCTCTTCTTTGGTCTTGGCATATTTAAATAATAAAGTTCATACCAAAGTGTTTAACTATCTGATTTACTGGGAGTAGTACCTAGTCATCAATGTATCAATCTGACTATTGTAATACATAATTACATCATCGTTATCCTCTTTTTTCTGTGCCAATGCTAATTGGTCTTTAAAGTAGGCGTATGCCTTTACAAATGTATTCTTCTTTAGCTTCATATCTTATTAGTATATTGAACCACTTATTCCTTCAGAGGCGTAATAAACCTTTGTCTGTTGGTTTCTGGGTCTTATGTTGTCTCTTATAGAATCCTTTAACTCACTCTTCAGCTTTTCAACTTCTGCCTTTAAGTCAGACACCTCTATTTTAAGTCTAAGGTTCTCTTCCTCAAAATCAATCTCTGGCTCTCCTGCAAGACCGCAAAATTCATTCCGTATTGAATTATACTTATTCCTAAACAACTTGTCTTGGGCGTAGTCTATTTCAAATTCATTTATCTGATGTAGTACGGTAGCGTGGTTCTGCTTTAACGGTAATGTATTTCCTATGGAGTGAAGCGACATCTGCTTGTAAAACTCCCTAATCAACTTATAATACATCCTTCTGGCAAACACAACCTCTCTCTTTCTGGTTTTAACACCCATATTAACACCAGTCTTCTCTTCTACTAATCTCTTAAGATATTCTATCTCCAATTCCATCTAATTCTTTTTTATATTCATTATACGCTTCCATAGCACCTTGTATGCACTCATACTGCTCTGTATCTTTAAAGTACTGTATTAAGAGCTGAACCTCGCTTAAGAGCAAGGCTCCGTCTCTCAATGAGAGTAGTACATCCTCTCGGCAATCTTCTTTAACTTGTTGATACGTCATCTTTCTTATCTTCTGGCAACTTTTGAATTACTGCTTGAATCATAGCATATAAAGTTGTTACTGCCTTTTCAAGTGTGTTAATTCTCTCTTGCTGGGTTATTTTCTTTTTTCTCAAAGTATTCCTTTTATAATGTATTCCTCTATATTTTTACCACCTTCAGAAAACCATTCTCTGTAAGTGTTTATTGCGCTAACAACTAATTCTTCGCCTTGAAAGTAAAACTCCTCACTAACATCGTATACTGCAATATCTTTAGTGTCCTTACATATACACAAGAACTTAAAGTCTTGGTATTCGACACCGAATAAATTACAGTAAATGAAAACCTGACTGGCGTAACCATACTTTCTAGCATTGTAAGGAAAGCTACCCTCAGCAAGACCTGTTGTAGTCTTTAGGTCTACGATTCCATTCTTGCCAATAGCATCTGCCTTAGCCCTAAAAGGAATACCGTTAATATTTCCGATAGCTGGCTTCTCGTAATCAAGACCCTTTATTAGCATTTCAGCATCGTAATTGCTATATATAGCATCAGCCATTCTCATAGTGTCCTCATACTCTTTCCTCAAGAATGTCATCGGATTGTTAGCAAACGCCTCTTTGTATATCTTAGTGTTCCTTGTACTGGCATCTACCCAATTAAGGTGTGCAAACTTCTCAGGCTCAAAAACCGCCAAATGTAATAACCATCCTATTGTCATAGCACCCGTTCGCTTATTGGCAAACCTTAGCGACTTATCGTATGCTTTAGGTGATTTGTTTAAGAGTTTTACACTACTACTACTCAAGGCATTCTTGCCTAAGTATTCATAGTAGAACTCATCATTATCCATTTGCTTTAAGATAGAATCTTTATCCCAAAACTTTCCGTCAAGTGTAACTATCTGATTACTCATCTATCGTTCTTTTAGCTAGTTCTGGTGCTATAAATTGCATTGGATGAAATTCCTCAAACACTTTGTTAAGAGTGTACCTGATGTCCTCTCTATTCTTCTTACCTGCCTCTGAGTATCTCCACTCAGCAAGTTCCATCTCTTCTTTGTATTGAATTTCCATTCTATCTATCTGCTCATCAGAAAGAGAACCTCGTTCTCTCATCTTCTGAAATAACTCATTTGATTTGCTCATTTTATCTGTCTTATTAGTAACTTAATTAACTTTTCTATCTTACTCAAAATCCATCTCAACGGAGAGTCAAGAACATAGTGTAGTATCATCAGCGCACTCTCAAGCATCCAGAATATGAATACCAGAACGATTACAAATACTAACTTCAGTAAGTTTAAGGGGGATAATATAAATCTTAATAACTTGTCCATTTACTTATTATTTTAAGCAAATATACAAACTATTTAGTAATTAACAAAATATAAACAAAAAAAAAGAGGCTACCGAAGCAGCCTCATATTAACGTAAATCAAAAAATGAAAAAAGATGTTGTTAGTAAACATCTATGCAAATATAATACTATTTTTTATATATGCAACTATTTTTTTGGGTTAAAGTTCTCTTTCCAGATGGTGTAGCAAACTCCCATTCTCTGGTCGGTATCTTTATACTCAGATGCCATCTTAGCGTTACCTATACAGCGAACTATAAAGTCTTTCTGTTTCTCGTACTTCTTTGGTTTAATAAGTGGCATAGTGTTCAAATTTAGCGATAGCCTGTTCCTCTTTAAGTAAGAATATATTCTTGTTTTGTTTTTTACTATTCCAGAATGTCTTTTGTGGGCAATACAATGTGCTTTCCTGAAAGTCCTTCATTTTGTTAAGCCAAAACATATAGCCACCGTTAGGGTCTGATACAAAGTAAAACTTCTGTATGTCGCTATCAAGCTTCATAAGCTTTCTGTACTTTGCCAATTCAAGCAGTTTAGTGTCGTAATACTTGTCTCTGAACTTCATCTCTATAACACAATCAAATCCTTTAGGTGTCTTTCCCTTAGCATCGTAAGGTAAGATGCCTTCTCCTGTGTGAACTAAATCCCACCCCTTTGAATTAAGGTGGTTAAGAACCTTTTTCTCTAAGGCATATATTTTATCTAACATTGAATTTATTATGTATTTTAAGCAATTTCTGCTTTACTGGCTTGAAACAACTAGAACAAGATGTCGGTTGTGCCTTATCATTAAATATCCTATTGTAAACAGAATATATCTCTTTAACCATACTACCACTAATGGTGTTCTTAGACTCGGTAAAGAGCCAATCAATAGTGTCAAGTTCCTCATCAGTAGGTGCGTTATACTTACTGTAAGGAAACAAATCGTTTAGAAGCTCCTGCCTCTTGTCGCAACCGCAATCCTCTCCCAGAACCGCTTTAGCTAACTTATCAATGCCAGTCCTGCGAAATACCTTCTCAACAGTATCGCCAAGACCTGTTGATTTAATCTCCTGTGATTTCTTTTCTGATGACTTCTTTGGCATTTTTTAATGTATTAAATATACTACTTAAACTTATCTTTGTTGCTCTGGCAATATCCCTCATAGACATACCCCTATGGTAATAAAGATTAAAGATACCTTTGTCGTACCAATACCAATCCTCAACCAGAGCTTCAACTCTTTTAAATAATTCTTCTTCTTTTTCTTTTTCTTCGATAGAATCCAAGCTATCCTCACACATTCCCTCAAAATTATCATCCGTAATCTTATCTGTTGGAAATACAATCGGATTCTTTTTGCAACTTGTGTGTGTATTCGCATAATATAAGTTTCTTAACGTAATGTAAATGTAAAAGGTATTGACCTCTGTGTCGTTATACATAATCTTTTGAGGCTCTTTAACGTAGTCAAAAATCCTAACAAACATCTCTTGAACAAGCTCCTTAGCCTGCTCACTTGAAATGTTAAAAGACATAGCCATATTATACCAATCATCATATTTATTTGCGAGTCTTTTTAACAACTCTTCCTTCGTCAACATAATCTATTAAAGTTAAAATTTGCTCAATCGAATTGCAAACAGCATAATTGCCATTCCACTTCTCTTGAAATTGCACCTCATCAGGTGTTAACTTCTGCTGACTCTTTGTTTTATTTCCGTCTTTTAACTCAATCATAAAATTACTATTCCTGTAACCTAGTACCAAGTCTGGCGCACCTCTACCCAACTGATGAGTATGTAATACTGATACGCCTAAATCTCTTAATTGTTTCACTACTTCTTTTTGGTTTGCATCTACTCTTGCTTTTTTTCGCATCTTTGAACATCTATATCTTTAAATGGGGTGTACCCTTCAAAGTAATACCTTTGTTCTCTAATGTTAAAATTGATGCCCTCTACGTCTTGAGGAATACCAACCAGCTTTTGTTTCTTAATCTTCTGTGAGCCAAAGATAACACTTGTATTTGAGAAATCCAAAGCCCTGTGTGGCCTCCATACAAACATCACATTGTCAGCCTTGTCTGAAAACGTACCCCCACCCTTTATTCTATTGACATCAGGCTTGTAATATCTGCCTTGCTCATCTTTCTGTGGTGTAACTTGATGCGCTACTAGATTTACAGATATCTTATTATCTACTGCAAAGCGTTTCAACTCACTCATAAACCTACTTATATACAAGTCCTCTCTTTCTCCCCTGTACATCTTATGCTGTACCGTATTGTATGGGTCAATGATTAAGGAGCGAATACCCTTTGTCTTAACAAGAAACTTTGCCCTGTCAAATATAGAGTCCAAGTTAAAGTTCTTTCTTGGGTATATTAAGAAGAAGTGCCTCTTGACAAAGTTAATCGCTTCATAATATTCATCCTTAGTCATCTGATTATTCTTGTAGTATGGGTCAGCACTTTTACCTATGTACATCTCTACAATGTCATTAAAGAAATCTTTCATCGGCATATTCTCAGGACTGAATACTCCAAACTTCCAGCCATCGTGGAATGCCTTAATAGTAGCAAGTTGGTTCAAGAATAACGATTTACCCTCATTCTGATAGCCTGTCCAGATATTAACCTCTCCCATTCTCCAAGTCCAAGCATTATCCACTTGAGGAATGTAAGTGCTTGAGCCTCGCTCTTGACCGTTCTCAAAACCATCCATCATTGACTCAACAACATCATCAACGTCAAAGATACCCTCTACTTTAGGTGCCTCAGCCATTTTAAGGCGATTTCTGAGACTTTCTATACCTTCCTTGACTAAGACCTCATTAGCATCCTTAAACGGTCTTAAATCGACTATTTTGCACTTCTCTGCGCCAAAACGTCTAATCAACTCCTGCTGTAAGTTTCTGCCATTGTCATCATTATCAGTAGCAATATAGATAGTAGATGCCTCGTCAAAAACGTCATAACAGGTTGTTAGGCATTCAAGTTTCTTGTCAATGCTCTTGTCTCCAACATTGGGCGCACCCATATTAACAGAAGTGTGATAAGGAATACCAATTACTTCCCAACTCAAAGAATCAATCTCTCCCTCACATATAACAATCTTTGGTTGCCCCTTAACACCATCGTAGTTGTATATGATTGGTTTAGCATCTTTTGCCTGAGTAAAAAACTTACCGTCAACACCTCGCTTCTTGTAATTAACAAGCTCTCCATCCTTGATGTAAGGGAATACTATATTTCTATCGTTATCAGAAGAAACTATTTTGTTTCTATCAATAACCTCATCGGTAATGCCCCTATCATTAAGGAACTTACGACCTTTCTTAGATATCTTATTCATATTAGTTTTCTCTGGTTTTGCGTATTGTCTCATCTGATTGAATTTATTTACTTTCCCTTTCCAAGCGCATTTGTGGCAATTATATACTCCGTCAACAAGGTTGATAGACATACAGGTATCTTTCCAGTTCTGCTTGCCTAAGCTCTTGCATTTTGGGCATTTGACCTTTTGTTGAGTGTCATTTCCCTTCGGTTCTATGCCTAAATCTAAAAATTCTTGTATAAACATTTGGTAGTCTCGTTTTTATTTTGTTTTTTTTACAACATCTTAATATGTATCATATTAAAATATGTATCATATTAAAATGTATCTTAATGAATTATAATATGAATCATATTATATAAATAATACATATTATGATTCAGCAGGATTGTAAGTTGGATTGATAAAAATTCTACGTTGCTTTCCATCATAACCAATACTTTTCGTTTCCCTTCTAATACAGGCACTCTCTTCAAGCCTGTTTAAGATTCTATACATTGTTCTATCCTTAACAGATAAAGCCTTGCAAAGATGCTCATTAGTCGCAAAGCAATAACCTTTTTCTTTTGCCAATGAGGCAATATAAGAAAAGACTGCTTTTTCAATAAAGGTCAATTTACTTAAACCTTCCATATTAACTTTTATATAATTAGTTTTCATAGCTAAAAAAAAGGGGGTTTTTACACCCCCCTATGTTTATTTAGAACGGAAAGTCATCATCGACTTTAACTGGTTCTGATTTTGGTTTGTTGTTCGAAGTTGGTTGCCATTCATCAATATATACGCTATGCGTTTTACCATATTGGTCTGCTTCTCTCTTCTTAGAAACTCCTAGTCTTAAATAACGCTCTCCGTTATATTCACTCCAAAACTCTTTAACTTTGGACTCGGCAATAGAAATATTTACAATTTCCAATCCGTTTGGTGCTTGTCGACCTGTACCGACATACTTTTTATTGTTCTCTGACATAATTTATGTATTTAATAATTGTTCTACTCTTTTATTTACTTTATACTTCTTTCTGATATCATTCATTGTAAAGCCATCTTTTAAGGCTTCTTTTGCCCTATCAAACGCTTCACCAGACTCAGGTAACCACTTTTTATCATCTATAATCTCTTTTACCTTACTCGTATTAAGATTTGTGGAATTGTGATTGTTAGTCGAATCGGCATCCTTTGTGTCATCTATTAAGAATAAACCATTTAGGGCATACTTTCTAGCGTAAGATGAACTACTACCAAAGCATTGTGCCACATCCATACCCTTTCTATTAGGGTCAATACCTGCTTGTGCTGAAACCTCAATAACACCTTCAATGTCCTTGAATTGTGCTGTTGATTCAACAAAAGAAAGTCCATTGTCCAACTCTATAACCTTGTCAGAAATAGTTAAGACAACTTTGTGTTCTACTAGTAGAGGCTTTACTGCTTCCAGTATATCCTCACAATTACGGTACTTATACTTACCGAAACTATTATATTGATTTTTTGGTGCTTTCAGTCTCCCCTGAATATCCACCAGTTTTTCATATATATTCATAGGGCAAATGTACAAACTCCAACTGACACTACCAAACAAAAGCGAAAAAAAAGAGGTCGCTTTTATACGACCCCTCTCGACTGAAACAAAATAAAAAACAAATGAAAACAGGGATAACCTGAACATTACAAATATACCCTATTAAATTCATAAAGGGGTATTAAATTCACAGAAGTTATTAACGACCTTGCCCTCTGTATTTTTTCTTATATCCTTTTTGACCTACTGATGCGTTTTTTGAGTGAACGTTAGGTCTTTTACTCCTAGAGTCTGGAGTATATGCGTTAATTATCTTCTTTGCCATTCTTTTTACTTTTTTCCCAAGTTCTTCCAACAAAGTACGCACCATATACGGTAATGAGCAGTGTTTGAAAAATAGGGATATATTCTTTCTGTATGCTAAACTCTCCAATGTTTCCATCGGTAAATGCCAATAAGGTAAACATAACCGTAAGAAATACCAAAGTAAGCGGTCTAATGTTTTTCGACAGCCAGCTATCGCTTTGCATATCATATCTCCAGCGTTCCGTAACTTGTTGTTGTGCATCTTTATCAGCTTCTTCTAATAGTTCTTGAATACGTTGCTTGGCTTGTAAGCGTTCTTCGTCAGTGGTCGTAAGCTTATCTATAACGCCACCAATATCCTTTATTAAACCGCCTGTAATTAGTTGTAGTAACTTTTTCATTAGTAAGTCCAGATTACATCGGCATCCTTGTCAGAGTCTATATCTATATGTATGAAATTATCGGCAATACCAATACGATTTATACCAACCTCAAATAAGGCGTTTATTAGCTTAAACCTCATTCTTGAGTTCCTTATTGCTATGTCTACTGCTAAACCCTTTAAATGACTGCTAGAACTAACACCGTTAACCTTTTCATTGTGAGCTGGAGTTCTGAAGCCAGAAGTAATTATTATTGGCTCTCCAACAATTTCTCTTACCCTGTCTAGCTTTTTTAATAATAGCTTATCCATCATTTGACCGCTACCCTGTACGTCAGGACTGTCAAACTCTTCATAATTAAAGTATTTTAACATAAGCCACAGTTAAAACAAATAACGCAATTATTCATCTTTATTTCTTTTTTTTAACTCGTACCACTTTTGGACAGTATAGCCAATAGTAACTACTAATAAAAGTATCTTTAGGCTATCTTCTAATATATCCATTGTACTAACTGTAATAGCTGATAAATTTAATACGTAAAGTTTAAACGAGTTTAAGTCCATAATTAAAAGTTTCTACCTAAAAAGGTGTGTGAACCATTACCTTCTACTGTAATTTCGTAAGAAGCCCAACCGTAAGGGCTGCTGTCTAAATCTTGCCAAAGTACATCTACACTATATTTATCAGATGCAACTCCTTCTGTTTCTATTTCGCCTTGTTCATCGTATATAGGCTCTTCAATCCATAAGTAACCTAGATGTACAATAGTATGCCCACCGTCTAAATAACTTTGTTCTGTTAATTCATCAGTTGTATGTGGCAAAGCAGCTATTTTTTGATGTGCTTGCTCCCTTGAGTTAAACTCGTATTTCTTAAATAATTCCATTAGCTTGTAAGTGTTTGTAATTCGCTGTCTGATAGTGCTTCGTTAAATACCATTAGTTGAT